GAATAAGTTCGCGGTTGTGGGCGTTCAGTTCCTTATATGCCGTAGCTGTAGGAATGTTCAGCAGCGGACAGCCATACTTTTTACATTTTTCCTGTCCCCAGCACGAATACTCTACTTTTTTCGGAACAACGTAAGGCGTATGCTTCTTACCGGCCACCATTACGCGGGTCGTAATCAGCTTACCAGTAAGGGAAGCGTCGGAAGTCTTCGCAAGCGGAAGGTTTATAGCTTCTTCGGCTACGTCGGTGTTACCCTTAATACAAGGACACATATCACCAGCACACGGTACCCTGTCGTAATCGTTGTCGCCTTTCTTCTTTTCACCGTGAAGTGATCGTATAAAAGCACACCCAAACTGGTAGTCCTTTTCACTTCCGTAAACACTTTCTATAACGTTTCTGGTGTTCGCCTTACGTTGCTGGATACTGTACCGGCTGTCCACGCTGGTAAACTTTACTACCCAGTCTTCCAGGATACTTGTAGCTTCTTCTTTTTTGTATCCGGCTGCCTTAAAGTAACAGCAAAGCTGCACAGTGGCGTTATTACGATCGCCGTCTTTCTTCCAGCCATTGTTAAGAATGTCTTCTACACATACCGGCGGCTTATCCTTAACGAAAATATATTCTGTTTTACTTCGCTTATCGGACGTTGTAGCGGCGGCTTCTTCGTATTCGTGTAACTTGTCCGCGTAGAACACCCCGGCTTTTGGTCTTTTACGTACTGTCTTTTCTTCTCTCTGGATAGGCTGGCCAGTACGCGCTCTTTCCTTAATTTCATCTAATGTCAGTTCCTTAAGCTGCTGTAAGGTAAGTTCGATCTTGTAAAGCCCGGTCTTCTGGTGCCTGGAATACGGAAGACGTAACATACGCTTTACGGTATAAACCACAAGGTCTACAGCTTTTAAAGGTTCTGTATACTCTACTGGTCGTCCGTTTTCGTCTTCCTGTTCCTGTACTTCTCCTAACCTGTAACGAAGGTATCCGGCAATATGCTTATATACTCTCTGTAAGTCTTTTCTAGGCTCTACGCCTAACGCTCTTTCGTCTACCAGAATATGGAAGCCCTTAGACCCGGAAAAGTAGATATGTAAGTCCTGTTCCTGTATGTCAAGTTCCCCGGTGAAGAACTCCACCAGCTTAATAGCTTCTTCCTGGGCTACTGCCGGATTTTCGCTATAGTCAAGGTCGAAGTACAGGGGGGCTAAGAAGTCTTCCCCCTCTGTCTTCTTCTCATTTGCGTATTTCTGGACCGTGGCAAAACAATTAAAGTCCTTTGCTTCTTCGTGTTGCCACTTCGGTACGTCGTCCAAGTGTTTACGCTTCCACGGACTGCTTTTTCCGTTTTCGTCGCACTGGTAACAATCCACGTACACATATTCTTTATTTTGTTTTGCCATTTCTTAAGGCCCCCTGTTTTACTTTGTGGTATAGTCTTCTGGGTTAAATACTCCCATAGCTTCAAATTTGATAGCCAGCCAGGATACGGAAGCGTCTGTACGGCTACGCTGTTCTTCTGTAGACAGTCTGGTAACCACGCTGGTAAGTCCTGTACGTGCCGGAATACCGATCTTTTTATACGCTCCACGGAATACGTTCATAGCATACTTACCGTAGGCGATCGTAGCAGTAGGGGCGAAGGACATAATATAAATTTTCGGGATACCGTCGGCTTCAGAAAGGGCATCTACAGGAACTACCGAAGCCATATAACGAAGTTCCAGGTCTTCCACGCTGTAACGTTCCGCTGCTTCCGGGTTCTCCTGTAACCACGCTGTAAGCTGCTGTACGGCGTCTTCTTTCTCTCTGCAAGCTACGATCAGCTGGCCGTCTTCTGGGCTGTTCTGTAATCCCCATAAAGACCAACGCTTTTCACCTTTTCCGATAATAACGTCGATATGATCTTTATATTTAATGCTGTCGTCGTCTTTATCCACAAAATCCCCCTTCTTATCCACAGTCAGCCAGGAACCCATGTAAACAAAGTCAAGGTCTAAGCCGTCGTTTGCTTTCTGGAACTCCTCAAAAGTGTTATTAAGAAGTGTGGTAATGTATGCGGCACCGTTCGGCTTAACCTCTGCTACAGCTGTTTCCGCTGCTTTTATGATCGCTGTACCCGCTACTTCTTCTGTTCCGGCGTTCTTTGCTGCTACGTCCATGTTCTGTGTTGTGTTCTCACTCATAATAAATACTTCCTTTCATAATTGTTTCAACTCACAGTCGGTATTTTCACGGAGTCTGACATGTCGAAAATAGTTCGACTGTGACTTGCCTCATGTCAGTGGAGGATACCGATTTCTCTCCGCCCGCCACTGCCGTTGTGTTTCTTTTAACAATTCATCCCACCGCTTTAGAAGTGGGGGACTTCTTGTCTACTAGGATTAAAATTTAATACTATCCAGTAAACCGTCTATAACGTCCCTTTCGGCGCTTTTCGGCTTAGATGGTAACTTAATACCCAGACGCTTATATACCTTTCTTCTGCTGTAGTATTGACCTTTCAGAACGCCTACAGAAGCGTCCACATAGTCGAACCATACCGCTTTTTTATCTGGGTTCTGTGGATCCTTTCTCATAATACGGCCTATTTCCTGTTCCAGATTAAGACCGGTGTTACTCTTTCCGTCCCCACGTTTTGGTGTTACTGTATGCCCTACGCAAAGGCTAGGTATGTCCAAACCTTCACGGGCTAACTGTGTAGCAAAAAGGATATTTACTTTTCCTTCCCTACACTGGTCTAAAATCTCTTGTCGTTTCTTTTTGGTAACTTGCCACTTCTTAAATTCTTCTTCGGTATACTGCGGCGTCTTTACTTTCCACCGTCTGGCTTTTCCGTCATACTTACATTCTGTACCGTAATCAGCTGCCAGGGCTTCGGCCTGTCGTTTTCCACTGGCTACCTTCCAGATATACCGGGTAAGTCCGCCATGCACTACAGCTGTCTTACAACCTCTGTAGCCCTGTTCCAGAAGCAGCTTGTCTACTTTCTCTTTCAGCCTAAAGCAGTACCTTACGTTTTCGGAAAGTACAATAGACTGACCGTATTTAACCGCGTCTACAATACTTTGGGCTACCAGGTTTAACCGGTCTTCGTTTTCAAAAAGTCGGTATAAAATGTCCTGGTAATCCAGGTCTTCGCCCCCGGCGTCTATATTTCCATCGGCGCTGTCTTCATTTCCATACGTGAAGGACGTATAGATAAACTTTACTTCCGGTAAAACCAGCTGATCGTCTTTGTAAAGGGCGGTTCGTGGAACCTCATGTAGCACTGGTCCAATACCTAAGTACATAAGCTGTTCCATTTCGTCTTTACGCTTCGGTGTGGCTGTAAGTCCCACGATACGCTTCGCCGGAAACTGGGCGGCAGTATCTAAAAACTGGGTACTGGGGAAGTGGTGCGCTTCGTCGATCACGACGACGCCTATAAATTCTTTCAGCTTTTCTACAAGTCGCTGTTTTGCCTTAAGCGTCTGTACTGTCGCTATGATAAGCTTACGGTCGCCGAAGTCCTCTACACCGTCCCCCAGGATACCGACACGGCCTACGCCTTTCAGTGTAGATAACGCCCTGTCCCTGGTCTGATATACTAAATCTCTAGTATGGGTAAGCCATAAGGTCGGGCGTCCAACTTCATAGATATATCGTATACCCATGATAGTTTTACCAGAACCCGCCGGGGAAACCCCGATACCATTTTTACGTAACAGGCTATCTATAAGCGGGTGCTGGTAATCTCTAATCTGGAAGTTTTCGTTCCACGGTCCGAAGTCTACCGGTTCCCCTTCTACCTGTTCCTTATCCCATTTAACGGACGTCGTTGTTTCTGAAATAAGACTATATAAACGATCTGCATAACCACGGGGAAGTATTAAGCTTCCGTCGTTGTCATATGTAAAAAGCTGTAGCTTCTGGTCTATGCCCCAGGTAGGGCGACGCTGGTACTTCGCTTTTAAGTATGCCGGATTATCTATTGTAAGATCGTCTACTATTTTCAGTTTCAAGGGAAGCGGATAGCCACTTACCCTTATATTATTGCTTTCGTATACGTGCAATCTCGCACCCCCTTTAAATCGTATCCACGTTCGCCGTTTATCTCTATACGTGGAAGGTTGATAGCTTCTATTTTCCCTTGCTGTAGTTCTTCCAGCGTTATATAACGCCGTCCTTTCTGGTTCATATACGCCATAGCGTGAACCAATCGGAAAGCATAGGCAACGTCTACAGCTTCGTTAAGGAAGGATACCAGGACAAGCCCTATATTTCTGTCTAATGCCTTTTCAAAATTTATCAGACCTTTAAGCTGGTCGGTGCGTAACATTGACAACATAAACCGGTCGCCGTCCGTTCTCTTTTCCTCACAAAGTAAGTTTACGTGTTCCAGAAGTACCAGTTCGTCCGCTGGCCGTGTACCCAAGTTTCCACCGTCTGTAATGCGTAACCGCCATAAGTTCGGTATCTGCCGCCAGCTTCTTCTACATTCTTCCTGGAAGTCTTCGCCACGCTGCCTACGTTCCGCCTGTTTCTCATTACGCAAGGTAGGTAAGTGCGGCGGCTTGTAACTGTGCCTTCGCTCTGATACAGCTTAAGGCTTCTTTCTTCGCGTCCAGGTCTTCCCTGGTCTTGAACTGAGAAACCTCGATAGCCTTAATATCTGCTTCCACGCTTGCCAGTTCCTTACGATCTGTGGCGCTAAAATGTCTACGGAAAGCGTCGCGCTGGGTATCGTTTGTAACAGCTACCTTTACCTGTGTACCGTCTGGGTAAGGAATAATACCGTAAGCGTCCTTACCGGTTCCGCAGATTGTGTTAATAGCTTCTGATTCTGTGATCTGAATAGAGGTTTCCAGTTGGCGGGCGCGTCTTGCTAACGCTGCTTTATTCTGATAGGTTTCTTCGTTCTTACGTCCGGCTTCCAGAATATCTGTAACAGCAGCGTCCAGCTGTGAGATAGTGTTAATCAGCTGTTCGTCTGTCACTACCGGGGTGTTAATGGTCGGTACGTGCTTATTCAAGGCTTCGGCTGCCGCCTTTGCTACGGCGTCCGCGCCGTACTGTTCAATAAGTTTCTGTAATTCTTCTTTCATGTTTTACACCTCTGCTTTCTCTAAAATGCCGTCGGTTATCATATTGAATAACACGGTAAACAACGGTTCCATATCGTCGTTATCAATGTGGTAGGTACCTTCCACGGAACAACTACAGCATACGTGGCGATCACGTACATACAGCTGCATACGCGGAATACTAAATTCATCACTTGTATAAGCAATCTTTTCCGGTTCTTCTTCGTCCATAGCGAACACATGGAACCATTCATACTGATAGGACATACCTACTTCTGGAAGAAAACAACGTTCCCCCTGGGCGGCCCATTCCTTACCCGTCTTAAATCCGTACTTTCTAAGGCTTTCGACGTCCACGCCGTCTTTTAATTTGAGTATCTGCATTGTCTTACCCCTTTCTTAATTGCATAATGTTTTTGTAAAGCTACCTAAAATACCGTTTCTCTGCTCCTGTTCTTTTTCCTGTGCTTTTGCCTGTTCTACAGCTGTTTTAACTACGGCAGATATAACGACATTTTGTACAATAGGTACCGCGCTGGCGACTTCCATAACGGTACACGCCTTTAAGTCGTAAACCTGTTTTTCCAGTTCCGGGAAGCCGCCGTAAGCTTTCAATGTATCCGCCATATTTGAGATCATAATATCTTTACAAAGTTCATTGAAAGCGTTTATCTTTTTACCGGCCACGGCTTCGCCCCCTTTCGGATATGTGGGCGTACCACCAGGAACGACCCACCCATACAAGAACTGTCAAATGGTTTACTGATCGTATAGGCGCCACAGTTCGGGCAGCTGATTTTTATAGCACCAGCGGAAGAAACCACCGGGTTAAGTTCCTGTAAATCGTTATCCGTAATCGGTTCTTCGTGTCCACAGTTACCACAAGTCCAAAATTTCACCTTCATACCGCTACAAGCTCCCTTTGTCTATCAATGATCTGTAAAGCTGTCTTTACTACTTCCGGGCTGTATTTTTCTTCGGCTGCTACCTGGTCGATAATCTGGTTAATATCCATAAGAACCTTATTACCGGTGTGACCCTGGATAAGTGCGCTAAAGTTGTCCATAGCGTACTGTCGTTCCCTTTCTTCCTCAATACGACTACGATCTAAGACTTCTTCCCCGGACTTCGCACACGACACCGGTATAAATTCCGCTTCGTATTTTCCACTGATTTCGTCTATCTTAATCAGTGCTACCCGTATCTGTCGTTCCATTTCATTAACAGAAGCCGACATACGTAACAGACTGCCTGGATTTATAAAAAGTTTGTCGTCGGCGCTTCTATGGTAAATTCCATAGCCTAAGTGATCATGTCCAGTAAGGATAATATCGGCGGTCGTGTCCACCTTATATAAATCACTGTATCGGTCAAACGGTGGGCGGTGGTCTAATAACATACCGTGGGCTATATGTACCCCGATATGGTTACCTTCCGGGTAATCTACGTCCGGGCCATATCCGTAGCCGTTTATGTCCATATCCTTACTGTACGGCGTAGCAGTCAGATACACCTTGTAGTGTCCCTTTGCTAGATAAATAGGCTTATCGCTGGCGCTTCTGATAACCGTAAGCTGTGGTACCAGCATTTCCAAAAGCCTTAAGCTGGTACGGTAGTAGCTGTCTACGTTGTATCCGTAAATATCATGGTTACCCAGTGTACAGTAAATGTTTACCGGACTTTCCTTTAACACTTCTGCAAATTCCAGAAGAACGGCTATACCAACTTCCGGCCGGTCGAATATATCCCCAGGCTGTAAGATCGCGTCTACAGCATTGTCTACAGCTATCTTAAAAACTTCCTTAAGCTTCTGTTTTGCGGCTTCCTTATAGTCGTCTATACGGTTTCTGGGGTTCGTGCCGCGTAAGTGTAGATCGCCCACGAATAAAAATTTAACCATCTTCTTCGTCCCCCTTTCGGTCGTCTTCGCAGCACTCACACCGTACCTGGTCCGGGTCGTCCGTATAGAAGATAATCCCACAGTCTATACAATGTTTTTTCATAATACGGACACCTCACTTTCTCCACTCTGGGAACGCTTCACAGCTAAACTTACTTCCCCGATTTCTGCAAGGTCAGCGTTATGTGTGATAAGGATAATCTGTCTTCCAAAAGTGGCGCTGTACTCTTTTAAGAAATACGCTACCGACGGCGCGTACTCTTTTGATACGTGCTTACCTACTTCGTCCAGGAATAACGGACCGTCTACGCCTTCCATTTCGCCGACTGCCAGACGAAGCGCAAGGGCGATAATATCAATTTTTCCGCCGCCGCGGTCATAATCCGGTTTTTCCAGCTTCGTGATAACGCTGTCGTCGTTTAAGTAATATTCAGCGATAGGCTGGTTACCTCTTAAGGTAAGGTCGATCATAAATTTATGATTCCCGCCGAAGACCACGTTAAGCGCTTCGCTTACTATGTCTTCTATCCTTACCTTTACCTGTTGTCTGGCGTAGTCGCTGGTCTTCTGTAAAAGAATTTGTACCAGTCCGAACACGCCTAACTGTTCTTCTGCTTCCGTCTTTACCTTTACCGCCGCTTCTCTCTGCTTTTCCAGTAGTTCGCGTTTCGCCATCTGGTTATTAACTTTATCCCTGGCGGTACGAAGATCAGCAGCTATACGGTTAATCTGCAAGGTGTTTAAACCCTTCGCAGTACCATAGCTTACCGGCTCTGGACGGATAAAAAAATCCATAAGTCCCATAAGCTACCCCCTAAACTTCCGGTATGTTACTTTCCACATTCTTAAGGTTTTCTTCTACGGATTCCGACAAGCGGGTAATCTCTGCTTCGATCGTATCCGGGGTAACGCCTAACTGCTTCATTTCTTCTACGACCTTATCACACTGTTCCTGTGCGGCTTCCAGCTGTGTTTCCGCCTTTGTCTTTGCATTTTTAGCAGCTTCCAGTCTTTCTTTTGCTTTCTCAATACGTTCTTTAATATCCATTACTTCGTACCTTCCTTTCCGTTTTTACTCTGATACATAATTACCAGGTTGTTACCCTTGTCGCCTTTAATGGTAAATGTCTGTTCTACCGGTACGGCGCCTTTGATCGGGGCGTTTTCATTCAGTACCATAACTTCGGAATCGTCTGGCACATCATAAAGCAATGCTCTTAAGTCTTTTACTGTCATTTCGTATTACCTTCCTTTCTGGTTATCATAAGCGCCGCCTTTTTGCTGTCTTTCAGCATAACCGCGGCTATTTCCACTTCTTCGTCTAAGGCGAACCCTACAGCTTCCCTAAAATCTCCCGGAAGCTGTAAACGTCCTTTTCCGTCCAGTTTACGGGACACCTTAAACAAACCACCTTCATACAATGCCATTAGACCGTACCCCACTTTCCATACTTCGTAAGGTAGCCGTCTGGCCCCAGGTTACGGAAGTCCGTAGCGCGTTCATTCGCTACGCCGACGTCCTTATAAACCCCCAGGTTATGGGCTTTTCCTTTGTAGAAACACCGGACTTCGTAACGCTGCTTATCTTTCCGGTAGTGGACACCCTTAACCATGTCGGCGTATTCTGGACCGGTAGGCTCTACCGGTATGTAGCTTTCACCGATCGGAAGGTTAATAAGGTTATCCCTGGTAAGGTTCAAGCTATTACCGTCCTTAAAGATTGTGTTCTGTCCGTGTTCCGGCTTCGATATAACCCTATGTAAAAGCGGCTGCTTCTGTTCAAAGCCCGGAACATTTACTACCTTACCGCCGACACGGTGGGCGGTCGCTCTTATATAAAGCTGTCCATTGCTTTTATGGATAAAGGAAAACCATGTACCAGGCCAAGACTTAACTACGTCCATATCCGCAGCATCTAGTTTTACTTCCACGGAACCATAGCCCACGTTTGGCGGCGCTTCTACAAAAAGCGTAGCTTCCTTTCCACGTATGATAAAATCGTTTTTCACGCTATCACCCCTTTCCTAAAATCCAGGTACAGGACACCCTTTAGCTTTCCATTTTGCATAAGGTTCGTAGTCTTCAAAATCTGGAATAATTTTTATTAAGCTTCTGCTTCCACAATACCGCTGTAAGTGCTGCACTGTTTTAAAATGTATAAGCTGCTCTTTTGTATATCTGGTATGTACATCTTTCGACCATCTACCGCGACTATCTACAAATTTTTGTTTATCAAAAATCATTACAAACGGCATAAGGCCCAGTTTTCGTAACTCATAAACTCTATATAAGTCTTCTTCAATCGTAGACCAGTAGTTAGTTAAAACGTATACGCTAATCCTATCCGGCTGCTTTAAGTTCGCTTCTACTATCCGTTTAAAGTATGGTCGTAAATCTTCCTTTGGGTCGTCCCAGGCGAAATGATGATCTCTAACCTTTATCTTTTTCATTTTCGTTATTATTTGATCGTTCATAAAACGGACGTCTAAGCCCCCATTAAATGAGATTTCCGCCTTACTTGCTATTAACTGATCTAATAATTCTTCTCTATCTTTACAAGCTAAAAGGTTTTGATCGAGTAGTATAATTTTTTCCTGTCCCGTCCAAAATTCTGATAAATCACATACTTTTTTAGATATACAGCCGTCTTTTTTTGGCGTTATACAAAATCCGTGATTTTTACGCGGACACCCTCTTGTAAGCA